CTACTTTATACAAAAAAAATTGATATAGTATAATAGATACGTAGGTATATACATTGAATGTATAAACAAAAACATTTGCGTCCGCTGCTTTCGTTGGTTGCGATGATTATGAGCGTCAGCATACGCAGCGTTAGCGGATTCGCGTATGTCAATATCGTTAAAAAAACGATACTACAAGATGCGAAGATGCCTTCGATTTATCTTGAAAACAGTTTCCTTAGCGAGAACGACACGAGGTTCAAAAATCAGTTTTTTTCGGCAGAGCATATCTTTCCGCAATGCCTACTACTCAACAATAAACACAGAAACGACATGCACAACATCATAAAAACCACAAATACCCTGAACGTCAATCGGTCGAACTATATGTTTGTCGATGATGCGGGTATCAAACCGAGGGATAAGAACTGGGACGCATTAGACTTTGGGAATTATGTGAATCACAAGTCGAAGGTGTTTGCTCCGAATGATTACTCGCGTGGCTTCATAGCACGAGCGATACTCTATATGTGCTGGGAATATGATTATAATCACCGCAAGGTGATTGATACGGACTTGCTGATTAAATGGTATTTCGAATATCCGCCATTGAAAGAAGAACGCTATCATAACGAGGTTATCCACAAGATACAGAGAAAGCACAACATATTCATCACAAACTATTGTAAAAAGAATAGCGTCATCTTGAAGTTTATCAAAAAGTTATAGAACATAGTTGATGATAGATAACAGCAAAGTTATCTCTCGAAGTTCTCTAACAAACCTTGCGATTTGATATGTTAGATTTTCTTTTTTATATCTTCTATAAAAAATGATATCATCGATACAATAAGTATATAAGGAAACAGAAACGGAATGTTAAACGCAAAGCAGACGTTGGCGGTCGAACAGACGATGAATGGCGAGAATATATTGATAACGGGTCCCGCAGGAACGGGTAAATCTTTTACTATCAAATATATTATTGAGTTGCTAAGAGCCGAGAAGAAGAGCGTGGGGCTTACGGCAACCACAGGGACGGCAGCGTTTATTATTGGCGGACAGACGATACATTCTTTTATGGGGATGGGGATTGGCGAGGAGACACTTGCGGAAGTCTTTATAAAGATTAAGAACCGCTCAGGTATCTATAATACACTCGTGGATTTGGATGTTTTAATCATTGACGAGGTTTCGATGATGGATACGGTGCTATTTGAGAGAATATCACAATTACTTTGTTATGTCAAGTCGCATAGTTTAAAAGATGAAGGGTTATTACACAAACCGTTTGGCGGAATACAAATTATTTTTATCGGGGACTTTTGCCAACTCGCACCCGTGAATGGCACATACTGTTTCTTATCTACATTATGGACGGAAGCGAACATCAAAGTCGTTGTGTTGGAAGAACTGGTTCGCCAGAATGACGACGTCTTGTTTCAGCAGATACTACACATCATCCGTAAAGGCAAATGCACCGACAATATTTTAAAAGTTTTAAATGCTCTACGAGATACGCAGTTTGACGATGAAATCATCCCTACGAAACTATATCCAAAGAATGTGAATGTCGATAAGATAAACGAGATGGAGATTAAGAAGTTGAAAGATGGCGGTAATAAAAGATTCTTATATAAGGCGGTGGATGCGAGTAGCAGCGGTAGTGGCGGTAGCAGCGGTAGTGGCGGTAGTGGCGGTAGTGGCGGAGCGTTTCTCGATAAATACAATGTCGAATTGGTGGAGAACGCTCAGGTAATCGTAACGAGAAACATCGACATCGCGAATGGTCTTGTGAATGGAACGCGAGGCATCGTTAAAAAGTTATTCGATGACTTTGTGGTTATCAAGGATTGTGATGGTAATTTTCATAATATAGTGTATTATAAGGATGTGTCTGAGAAGTATGCGAAGTCTGGTAAGTCTGGTAAGACTGGTAAGTCTGAGAAGTCTGAGAAGTCCAAGTCTTCGATTCTGCATATACCCTTGAAGGTATCGTATGCCTTGTCGATTCACAAATCGCAAGGGATGACGATAGACGCCTTAGAGATTGATTTGGGGGACAATATATTTACGTGCGGTCAGGCATATACCGCTTTATCACGGGCAAAAAGTCTAAGAAACATTCGCATCATTGATGTATCGAAGCAGTCGTTTAAAATGAATCAAAGCGTGAAAGCGTTTTATACTAAATGTATGAATGATGAATGAAATGAATGATGAATGAAATGAATGATGAATGAAATGAATGAATATATAATATTACAAAGTAATAAGATGTATGTATGAAAATCATTCGGTTAGGAACGTATAAAACTGGTTTCACGTATTACAAGGTGAGGAGCAAAGGTAAAAGCGAAAGCAGCGAAACCAAGGTCGAGATAACGGATGTCGGTGAAATCGAAAAGATAAAGGGATTAAAGATACCTCCCGCATACGATAATGTAACGATATTAAATAATAAGAAGATTATCGCATTCGGGTATGATTCGAAGAATCGAAAGCAGATATTGTATCACCCTGCTTTTATCGCTACGCAGACTACAAAGAAATACAATAAGATATCGGCGTCAATTAAGATATTTTCTAAATTAAAGAAGAAGATTTCGGAGGATTTAAATAGCAATGATGAAAAAAAGGTGGCAATCGCTGTAATCATCACGCTTATATTAACGTGCGGGTTTCGGATAGGCAACAAAAAATACGAAAAGGACAATAATTCGGTGGGTTTGACAACTTTGAAATACAAGCATCTGCTGTTTCAAGATGATAAGTTAGTTATCGATTTTATAGGGAAGAAGGGCGTCCGCAATGTGGCGGAATGCGACAACAAGAGAATCTACGAGTATCTATATCAGAAGGCTAACGCAGCGAACGCAGCGAATGCCGATAACGCTTATATTTTTAGTTATGACGGGGACAAGGTTATCCGCTCGTCGGATGTGAATGAGTATCTGCGGACAATCAGTAGCCCATATTCCATCGTCATAACCACGAAAGACTTGCGAACGTGGAATGCGAATATGCTTTTTTTAACCTATTATAAGAAGTTACGAAAGTTAAGAAAGAAAAGAGGTATAGGAGCGGACGGAGCGGACGTTGCGGATGCCACGAAGGCGACGAAGGAAACTGAGAAGGACATTAAAAAGGCGATTGAGATGGTAGCCGAGAAATTACATAATAGTTATAGCATCTGTAAAAAGAGTTATATCGACCCTAAAATAATAGAGGAAGTATTACATAAAAATTGATAATATAAATAATATAGAATATAATATAAGAAAGAAGCGAAACGATGGATATCAATATTGTCATTCATAATTTGAAGGAAATGCTTAAAAGTCGCGGAGATGATATCACGCTATTTGAAGAACACGAAGCATCGATTGAGAAGGATAAATATGATAGCGACGCTTGTTGTATCGAGTTTGAAACATCGAATACAACGCTGATATTCGCTTTGACCAAAAAGACACGCAAGAACATTATTGACGAATTGAAGGACGATGACACGAATGTCGCTGGGTTTATCAAGAAGCACAAGGCAAAGCAGAATATAATCCTGATATTTAACAACGATACTGTGTCTCTGCCTCTTATATCGCAACTCAACAAGTATGATAAATTATTTCAAAAGAACGGAGGAATGCTTCAATATTTTCAGGTGAAGCAACTTATGTTTAACCCGACGAAGCACGAATACGTCCCGCAACATATTAAACTCACCGAGAATGAAATCGCGGACTTTATGAAAAAGTATATGATACGGAGCAAACTGGATATGTCTCGAATATACCCCACTGACCCGATTGCCAAATGGCTTGGACTAAAATACGGAGATATCGTTAAAATCATTCGTTATAATGAAAATAGCGGAGAATCGTTTTATTATAGGTCTTGCTTCTAAAAATAAACTAAAATAAAATATATATAGTAATAGAGGACATAATTGAATGACGACACTAGCGAATACAGAAATACGAGATTTGGATGAAAAATTAAGGATATACAATCGTAATTTTTTTAGTTTCATAAACGTTGCGGATGGACTGCTGAACGAGACGACTTCGATAAAGGAAGCGTCTTCTTTAAATATCCCGCTAATTGCTGATTCCACATATAACATCGGGCAATTTGCTACCTTTATAAGAAAGATTGTTAATTTTAGTATTAAAAACTATACTGAGACGGCTGACTCATTTAATGATACTGATTTATGCTTTGTAAAGAAGACTTTGGAAGTGTTTTCATATAACGATACTAATAGAGACCATATTATACAAACATTAAAGGTTATCAATGTGTTCGTCGATATATTAGAGGCATATAAATATTGTATAGAGAATGACGATCAGAATACACCTTCGGGATATATACAAGATGGCAATATAGATATGATTGAGATAGTATCAGATAAAATAAGGTTTTATGCAAGTTCTGTTATGTACCCTTCCGCAGAGGATAGGAATATTGGATATATACGAACTGTTACTCATAATAGTATTAATAAAAAAGTTCTGTTTCTATCTATACAAAGTTTTGATACAGGTATGACAACACCCACTAATATATATAATTATGATGAACTTTTTACAAAGTCATCTGGGACATACACGACAGGAACTAATATATTAGACGCAACCGCAAAAAGTTCAACATCAGTAGTATCCCCAACTACTGAAAACTATAAATATCAACGATATACCGATAATAGCACAAACATCCCTAAGACAGGTTTAACATTAGACGCACGAAATAAGTGGCTCATCGTTTTATTAATACGAACCTTATTTAATCTTGAAATCGCAAATCGCAAACAAAGTGTTTCTGCTCTCTATTATTACTACAAGTTCGTCCAATTATATTCGACATTTATAATACACGTATCAAATGTTATGTATAATGATGTTAAATTAACATCAGACGCCACTCTAAGTCAATATAGGATTGAAACATATAATACGACAACAAATAAAAAAACGCATGGGATATCTGCTATTGAGAAAGATGCTAAGCCTACTTATACTAATACTGATGCTGTTGCGGTTCAATATGGAATAACATATGATGGTGCTGCAACAATAGGTGTTGCTGCATCCATCAGTGAAGATACCGCAACTGGTTCATCAATTACTATTAGTGTTTCTAATGCTGGTTCTGGATTTACTGCTGCTCCTTCTGTTGTAATTAGTGATGTTGTAGGTGCAACAAAACCAACAGCAACTGCTGTTATAGGCAAGATGATAATAGGGGTAACAGTATCTGGGACGGGTACAGGTTATACTTCATCGACGAAAGTTAATGTTGTAGCAGCATCTGATGGTTCAGAATTGAGAGCAGCAAGAATTACTCCTACAATAGTTGATGGAAATATAACAGGAGTAACAGTTAATGATGGTGGTGTTTATACAGGTGCTATTCCAACTATTTCATTTACAATAGGTTCAGGAATAACTGGTACCGCAACATTGGCAGCAACATATAGCATAGGAACAATCACAGTATCAGGAGGTACTGGTTATAAAACATTACCTAATATTACATTTAATCCTGCTGGTTCAGGTACAACAGCCGCAGGAACAGCAGCCGCGGCAAACGCAGCTCTTTCTACAAGTGTATATACTATTACAAATGGGTCAATTAGTAATCGCGGAAAAGGTTATCTACAAAATCCTACTATAACATTAACCCCTAATACGTATCAAATCGCACGTGCAACGATAGTTCCTGTGGTTTATCCATACCCAATCAGCAATGAAGATAATATAAAAAGATTGGCAAGTGTCATTTCCGAGATTAATGAAACGATTACTTCATTACAAAACGATTTGACAAAAACTACATATAGTAAAAGCCCTGTCTTACAAATTACGACTGCCGTAGCAAATGATACGGTAGTTTTTAAATCTGCAGATAAATATGTTGTTATTAAAGTTACTAAATCTACTATATATACTTCATTAAAATACTTCCTCGCTAAATACGGTTTAGTAAAAGATTATATTATATATGATAAAATTAATAAATATTCATATAATATAATAAGTGCCGTTGACGTTGCTAATAATGATTTCCAAATAACAATTGATGCGGTCTTTGTCGTAACTGATAAAGCAAATACTACACAATTTAAAAAATCGGACAACCAACCAATAACTACATCACCAACATCCCTATCACCAACAGATATATCATCCGCAAGTGAATTTCTTGAACTTCGATTGAAGGATACGAATACTTTCAAGGTTGGTTATATTAAAACAAGGGGAGAACTTAGTGTTTTAGAGACTGATATAAATTTCAAGTCGAGCAAGGTTACGCATCAAACTAATCTATATCAAAGTCAGAATAATAAAAAGATATTTTTAGAACGTCAGGTATTAGCATACAATATCATCCTTGCGATTATAGTAATCATACTTGTTGCCATTAATGTTGTGAAAGTAGATAAGGAGGTTGTCAAAACGGTTTCTCTATCTTGCTTCGGTGCTATAATATTATTATTCGTGATATACTTCATATCAAACTTGACATATATCGAAACGTTTGCCTCGGCATCTGGTGATTTATTATATGATTTGTCATTTCCCTCATTTAGTACTGTGGATAGTAGTATTACTAATACATATACAACTAAAAAAATCACTAAATTAAAAGAAGTGATTACTGATTTAAATACTCGGTTCATCGGTTATTTTGAAAAGTTAATTATTACGCTTCCCGCGTCAGAGAATTATGACTTTTATAAAGAAATCTCCGAGATTATTGATAATGACAGGGATAACAAATTGTTTATCAAGGATAACTTGGATTACAGTAAAAATCAGAATGATAATAACATCAACTCGATTAAATACGAGTTGGAAAATAACAAACTCTACATCAATACCCTTTTGATATCTTCTGTCATCTTCATCGGGTTATATAATCTGTATATACACTATATCACAGACGATAAATATCTGTCCTTACTGATATTCGTTTGCGTCATCATATTTGTCATCATCGTATCCTATTACTACATCACGGCGAACCGACGTGTCAAAACGGTCTTCAAGAATATATATTGGGGTCCCGAGTTCTCGAAGCGATTCTAATCCAACTTCTTTTTTTATAAATTATATAAAAAGTTATAACTTATATATCTTAAATGGTTACTGAAAAAGACTGTGAAGACGAATATAGCGACTGTGAAGATAGCGATGACGACGACAATAGCGACAATAGCGATGATAGCGACTATGACGAAGACATCGAAGACATCGAAGACGAAGACTTCGAAGACTATGGCGAACCAGCAGGAGGATTTTTCAATAAGCACGACGAAGAGAATAATATGCGAGAGCGAGACAAGCAAAGAGAACAATCGAAACAGAAGACAGAGTCGAAGACAGAGTCGAAGCAGTCGAAACGGGGTGTCTTTTTAATATTGAAAAGGATACCTCAAAAACCACAGAAGGTGATTAAGAAGATTAAATATAACTTCTATAAGAAATACAATAACGACGAGAAGGGTTATTTTGATTCGTTATCAAAGAAGGAGAAAGCGACTGTAAGTATTTTGGAGGATAAATTGGAGGCGAGTCGTGCGACGCTTACCGTTCCTATGCGTTTCAAGATATTAGCCTTGGATATGAATGAACGAACCAAGCGAAGCATCATTTTCAAACTGGAATGTGTAAACAGGATGTCTTCGACATCGGGCGAATATCACAAAATAAATAATTGGTTCAGTATATTGAACGAGATTCCGTTCAATCGATATTATAACATACATGTGAAAAACACCGACGGGAACGAGAAGATATGCGAGTTTCTAAGTAATATTCGCGAACGAATGAATACGCAAATATACGGACACAAGGACGCAAAGGAGCAAATCATACGCGTCTTGGCACAGTTAATATCATTTCCAAAGGCAAACGGATACATCATCGGAATACAAGGTGCCGCAGGAATCGGCAAAACGAAGTTGATTAAGGAGGGTATTTGTAATGCTCTCAATTATCCGAACGCGTTTATATCATTGAGCGGGACGGATGATGCGTCTTTTTTAAGAGGACATTCATATACCTATGAAGGAGCAACATTCGGGAAGATATGCGAATCCCTCATCAAAACGGGCATTATGAACCCGCTTTTATTATTCGATGAATTGGACAAGGTATCGAATACAAACAAGGGGCAGGAGATTATCAATACCTTGATTCATATTACAGACCCCGTTCAGAACGACCGTTTTACCGATAGATACTTTGAAGAAATCGACTTGGATATATCGCGTTCGATGATTGTATTCACCTTTAACGACGAAAGCCTAATCAACCCGATTTTAAAAGATAGGATGATTGTTATCAACGTGAAGGGATACAACAATCAGGAAAAACTCGTGTTGGCGAAAGACTACATCATACCCGAGATACTACTACAATATAATCTTACAAAAGGCGATATTCTGTTTAGCGACGACGTATTAACGCATATCATCGAGGCTATCGAGAGCGAGGAGGGCGTCCGCAATCTAAAACGAGCCATCAATAATAGTATCTCGTGGATAAATATGATGCGATATGTTAGCATCGATAACCTAAGCATCACGCTACCTTACGAGATGAATGTCAAGTATTACGACAAGTATTGCGGGAACGGTTCCGCATACAGTATGCGAAAAGACGTCTTACATTCCTTATATAATTAATTTATTGATATTTTATAGGATAATATAAGTATGCGTCTTGTGAAGACTGTGAAGTCGGCGAAGGACGTGGGATATGCGGACGTTCATTATCGATTATTGAAAGCGAAAAGCGAGGGGTTCAAATATACCGCATCTAACGCAGCGAATGCCGCTAACGCCTGTAATAATACTATTAAAACGCCAAGTAAGCATTCTGATTTCATATTCTTTGGTTGCTGGAATAATATAAATTGTAAGAAGGAATATATATATCGCGATATTGTGTTGGATTACATTAGTCTCCACGAGAAGGCGATAAAGCAATTGTATATCGCGGGGGATAACTGGTATCAAAATGAGCGGATGATTCACGGTGAAAACTTCAAAGTGTATTTGACGGACGTATTAATAACTGGATATGCCAAATTATATGCGATGGGGAAAGAAGTCTATATTGCGGTTGGTAATCACGACGAAGACAAGGACGGTTTGCCCGACAATAAACTATTAAAGAAGGATTGTTCTATAAATACGCAAAAGTATTATTTAAAACACATTAAAGACGGTAAGTTGTCGCCTTCGCAACCGACATTAGAAGGTTTATATTTGTTAGCAAACGGTAATCAACAACTTACCGATAATTATATGTGCGAGAACGGCGTGTATATATACGTTGATAATATAGGCGTTCGCTATAACAACGGGAATATCGTTATCATAATCAACACCAATCGGTTCGACGATTATGAAGAGGGACTTAAATATGTTCGGAGCATACAAGCGGTTATAAGACGTGTTAAGAAGGTGAAGGGCGACGAGCAGATATTCGTGATGGGACACGTTCCTTTATTTGTCTTTAAAAATATAAAAGAGGTTGATACCATCCAACTACATCAAATCAATAAAAAGGACGCCAAATACAATATAATAATGGTGCGTTTATTTGATATATTCGCGGCACATGATATCATCTATATATGTGCGGATACGCATAATTTTAGTATTATGAGGATTCAATGCGGTAATAAAGCAGTCATACAGATAACCGCGGGAACGGGTGGTGCCGACCCTGATGAATTAAGCGGGGATTATAGTAAGACCGCAAAATATGTTAGTGTAGGCGACGCCACCGCAGCCGTAGCAACGAAAGAAAGGGTATTTAATATCAAAGCATACGCATTAAACCCGTATGGATATGTATCGATAAAAACAGAGCGTAGCAATGGCGGAACGAGCGGAACGGGAGGAACGGGCATAACTGTGTGCTATAAGAAGATTGATGTTGATACGGTGAAAATATTCACATACAGTGTCGATATGGATACGAAAATGATTGAACCGAGTGATACGAAAGTGTCGTCTTCTATGAAGGTGTCTTCTATGAATGCGTCTTCTATGAAGGCGTCGTCTTCTAAGGTATGCTCTATACCATCGTCAGACTATATAACCAGTATAAAACCGAATGTTTTATGTTATAAAAAGAAAATTAAAAAAGAGAAAAAATAAAATAGTAAAAGTAATATAGATGATGTTGTATAACCTCGCGGTATTCCTCGCGGTATTCGCAACAGCCGTAGTAGCATTCCTCGCATTCTATTTTATCTATATCTATAACCACGTCGAGAAATACGAGAACCGCGACGCAGCGGACGCCCATATTTATTTTATGACATACAAGGAGACCGCCAACTTCTTTGCGAAGGATAGGGATAACTATGTTCGCAATCTGTCGGACTTGGATTTACACGCACGAGGCGTCAAGACGCACGTCGAATATATGAATCATATCGATGATACCGCTATATCCTTCACAGACGATGAAAAGGAATTGCTCGAACGGTGTGCGAAAGATGCCGACAAGTATTTAAGGAACGAACGATTTAATGAAGTGGATTACGGGAAGCATTTGAATGGCAATGACATTGCGGATATCAAGTGGATATTTGCGAACACCTATACGAACTATCATCTCGATACGATTAAAGAGAACGAACAGGGATTACCGCATACACGAGAAAACGTCATTTTATTATCTAAAAATGTGTTAAAGAATGATGCGTTAAACTTGACGAACACTTTGCTACACGAGAAAATCCACATCTATCAACGCTATAACCCGAAAATATTTGACACCATCATAAAAGAGATGGGGTTAAAAGAGTTGGATAGGAAGCACTTCAAACAGGCGAAGTATATCCGCTCGAACCCCGACACCAATAACAAACTCTATTATTACCCGACTGCGAAGGGCGGTGGCGGTGGCGGCGGCATCGGTGGTATTCTCGATATCATAACTGGCTCTGGTGGCGACGGCGACACCGAAGGGAATGACGCGATTCCCGAATATGACATTGATAAGGTGATGGTTTGCTTGTATCGCAATGACAAGCCGAATAGTATCAACGATGTGATACAAAAGAACTACACCGCAGAACACCCTTACGAGAAGATAGCATACGAGATTGCCGAAAACTTCTATAAGAATAACAAAAATAAATATATAAATATATAAATATATAGTGTTTCAATAAGTATAGGAGACAATCGAATATAATCGGCGGAGATGGACGAAGTTATGAAACAAGCACCCGATAATGTGTTGAGAGAGGATGTGGAAGTCATCTTTAAAAAGAATAATGAGAACGTTATCGATACCTTAATCGATTTATGGAAGTTGGATGTGCCGAAATCGAATGTCGATTTAAAAGACGATACGGATAAATGGGCGAACATACGAGATGTTTGCGATTCCTTCGATTTAGAAATGCAAACGCAGATGAATCGGTTGAAGAAACATTAATTTTTATCTATGATATAATAATATATATCATTAAGAATAAGGATAAGGATGGCGATTGAAACCTACGATTTTCCTAAATTAACGCAGGTGATTAAGGATGTCTTCCCTGTGAAGTCGTGTAGCAATCCGTTAATTTGTAATTTTAATATGCTAAGCAAATACATCAATCTATCGACTGGACTCTTTATGGGGAATGAGTTCGCTATAAAACAAGCACAGACACTCGGCAGAGGCGACGGTATGGGTGGTTCTGGTGGTATAAGTTTCGATGACGAAGATGACTTTTCGTCGCCCTCGAAATACTTGTATTATAATACGGATATTAAATATCCGCGATATTAAATATCCCTCGTATAATTAGATTTAAATGTTTCGAAATTTAGCATTCGAAGTATTCTTGATTCTATCAATTGTTCTCCTCGTTTTCTCGATGATGCCAATAATCGAATTGAAATACCATAGCGATTTATACGAGACGATTGAAACCTACAATATGTATTGTTTGGGGAACGATAAAGAACTGTTGAATGAGGTGGATGTGAAAGATACGTACATGTGGAATATGGCGACGTATCTCTATGATTACGACACTGTTCAGGGATATTTATTCGGGAAAGATGAACCAAGCACAAGGGCATTAAAGGAAGAGAATGAGAATGAGAAGAAGGAAGGATTTGATTATAAGGAGTTGAAAGAGGATGATTTATACCTCGCTAAGATATATCGGTATTACCACGATAGGTCTGGTTTCTTTATAATATATATGATTATTCTCTTCATATCGTCTTTCGGTATCTATTTATTTGCTTCGTCTTTGGGCGATTTAAAGATGTGTATGTCGGGCGACGTAGGCAACAATGCCAATATCACCGAATACTTCCGATACTATCTGTATGGGTTTGTTCTCTACATACTACTATTCGCAACCTTTTTCGGGATAATATCAAAGAAGATTACCGAGATATACAAGAGAAATGATACGGAAACCTATGAATATATAATGTTAATGAAAGAACTGGATATCATTTTAAAGGAGAATAAAATAACGGAAGCGGATAACAAGGCTATCATCGATATATTAAAAAAACATTCTAAAAGTAAGATAAACGACATACGATATATCGCGATATACAATAAAGACGCGATGTATGAACTCGCTGTCGCACAAAAGGCGAAGAGTATAAGCATAACAGACAAATCTGACACAACGGATATAGACGAATCCAATACATACACATACAAAAACACCGAAGATAAACTCATACGGTTAAAGAACATTAATCGGCTCGAGTATTATAATAGCGAGGAGGCGAAGAACAAGGTGAAGGGCAAGGTAGCCGACATCTTTCGATTTATTTATGCTTACCTTTTCTTCTTAATCGTCCCGATATATTTGCTATCCGTATCGCTCAAAGGGAACTATATCTATTTATTATTCACGCTCATCCTCATCATCGTATTTACTATATCGGTGTATAATATTTACAATACTTTACAATAATGAATAATGAGAATGAGAGACACGTGTCTCTGGGTATATCTTTTTTTCTTTCTAAGGTTTAAAGTGAAAGCAAAAGTTAAAAATGATGTTTGCTTCGACGATAAACTTAACAATAATAACGATGATGATAATCATCTATTTAAACGAGATGCGAAATATCAGTATGTTCCTCTTTAACTTCAACTATATAAAGGATTTGGCAAGAATCATAATGGACGAAAAATGTAATAGCGTCTATTGCGAGGCGGAGACAGACAGATACCAAATCGCCAAGAACAGTTATAACCTGCTGATGCCAAACGATGTCTTCAATTCGAAGACGTATATCATCTTCACCTTCATAATCTCGATAATGATTTTCATATATTATTATTCGATGCTCGATTTAAATAATTACGACGACCCGTCGTGGTGGATGAAGTTCGCATATATCATCATTCATTTGTCTTTGCTAATTATTTTAATTGGTATGATAATTTACAGATATACTCCTTACGATGAAAAAGGATATGAGTATTATTTTAAATTATTTAGAAAAGGAAATTCGGCGAGTGATGGGTTTGCTTCGGTTGTTGGGTTATTAATGTATCTCGTCATTCCATTATGTGTATTCTTTCTAAAAAGGGATATAATAGGGGAACTGTTGAATGGAACAGATATAGAAAGTAATAAAGGGATTATTATATTAATTGCATTATGCTGTTTCATCGCATCCATCACGCTCATATTCAATCTAATGAATATCGTGATGAGTTTCCGCACGAACACGACACCTATGTTGAAAACAACATGTTTAGGATGGTCTCTTCAACAATCCTTTAATGGACACCTTGATTATAAATTTACTGATGCAACTAAAAAGCCGATTGGAACAGAATACGATTATATTAATAAACTGACAGTTGAAACAAATACAACAAAAGGAACTAAAAGCCTTTTAGAAGGATGTGGTGCGAATATATTGTCGGTTATCGACGTGTTAATCGCATTCGAAGAATGGACTAACGTAGTCATAAATGGGTTTTCTACAACAGATACTAAATATGCGACAGACCTAAAAAATATAATTAAAACAAACTTTGACTTATTAAATACAACTAAGTATGTGCCATATGACCAGGATACATCCGAAGTATCCCTGATATTTGACAAAAAGGTGAATATACCAAACTATTATGGTAATCCCAAAGATGGCGACTCTATTTGGAAAACCTACCCTAATTTTAGTTCAGAACATAGCGTGAATAGCAACGACCGCAATAAGGATTATGTATATACCGCCGACATATCCTATGGTAATGCGAATGTATTCTATGAGAAATACTGGGATATTGATGATACAGAAGGTGATTTCTTATGGAGGTATGATTATTTCGTGCCTACGTATTTATTCGGGGGTGATAGACCAAATCTATTGAAAATACTAAACTATGTCGCTATATTCACTGTTGCTATCTTTATTTTAGCCCTATCATGTATTTATTATATTAAAACAGATTTTTCAAATGCTTTTATAAAATCATTTGAAATATTAACTCCTTTAATCGCCCTCGTCGTGTTCTTAACATTTATAATCGTATTCATTCGCTTCAACACGAACTTTAATAAGAATGTGGTGTATAAATGCCTCGATTGTAGTTATAAAAGGGCTTTAAATAAATTGAATACGATAGTCTCTCCTTATATACGAATGTATGATACCAAGATAACGACGGGTAATAAAAATTACCTTCATCACTACATTATCACCAATGTATTCTACTCCATATTGAGTGGTAATATAAACTTAATAGATAATGATGCTACGAGGGCTATAAATACTGACTTTGATAACAAGTATTATTATGGGATTGATGGGATTAAGTCGAACCGATTAAAGTTCGGCGAAATGAATAATAGTATTCTCAGCAACGATAACCAGTTTAGAGAATATTACAAGTCGAAATATAGCGACCTTTATAATGGCAAGGACGATGCCGAAATTACAAAGATATACAATGTATTTTTAAATATATTTGCTGCATATACGACTGTTCCGACGACAGAAGACAATATTGATACTTACTTTAAAGGCACTGTTCTTACAAAGGAAACGATTTTAAAGATTTATAGTATTATTAAAAGATGCTTTGAGTTGTTTAATGAGGATAGGTTCAATAACAATATAGTATATTATAATAACCGCGACCCGTCAATTACCGACAAAAGTAAAACACAGATAACCATCGATTCCTACAAGCAATTCTATTTTTATAAAAACGGAGACAAACTTATACCGCATCAGTTTATCTTAAAATTAAAAAACGACGACTATAATGGGTTTGTAGGATATGTAGCCGGTTCTACGTCATTGATAGAAACGGGTTTTTATACGGCTCTTGGAAAGTTTAATCCTACAATCACGATTGCTACTCCTTCTACCGCTACCGATATGACCCCGATATTAGATGATGATATATCCGACGAAGATTCCATAAATCAGAAAGAGGAGATACGAAATAAAAATGTAATCAAAATCATCGCCAAGTATCTATTGATTCTCGGGCATATAAATTATAACGGGATTGAATATAAAAAGTATGACGACGAAACGATAAAAAAACAAATATTTGATTTAAGAACACGGAAACTGTATCAATTGATTTCGAACGTTTTATATAACGATACATACGATGGTATCGTTGATACTTTTAAAAGTATCAACTTTGAAAAAGCAGGTGAATTGATAAGTATTAAAGTTAATACAGCAGGAAGCGGTTATACAACTCCCCCGTCAATAACTATTTCTCCTGCTGTTTCACCAGATATAACGGCGACTGTTAAAACCGTTGATTTAAAAGATAAAACTATAAAAAGTATAACTCTTGATGTCAAAGGGAAATATACGACGGCTCCGACAATAACTATTCCTCGTGGGGATGAGGCAAGTGGAACAGTAGCGACTGCTACTGCTTACATCGGTTATGATTTATTAATTTCGAACAAAAAATACAAAACGCTAACCTATATGTATAACTACTTGGAAACCAAGTATGTCTCGTTGTCCTCAAATAATAATAAGAATTACTTACTGAATATCATCCAGAGTATCAATAACACCCTGAATAACGACGACAAAATCATAACCGCTACAACTGATAGCAAAGAGTCCAAATATTTATTCGCCAAACGAATCGAAGAAATGAAGGTACAGCCAGAATATGAGGATGAAAAAGCGATTTTAGAGAAGGCGATTCGTATATCGACGACATCCTTCGAATCCACGTATTATATGAATATGCTCATTATAATATGCTACATAATCGCTACAATAAAATCTGTTTAAATATTAAATAGATAGATAAATGTCTTTGACGCCAGAACAAATAATAAATACAGCAAGAGATAATGCTAAAAAAGCCGAGGTTTCAAGATTAAATCAGTGTGTCAACGTCACCGATAATCAGGACAAATGTTATTATGATATGTCAAGCAAGATACGAGAGTTCTTACACAAGGACACGTATATTCTCGAACACACAAACAACATCAAGAAGGATGACAGCAACGATAGAATGAAGGTATTTTATAGCAAGTTCTTCCAGCCCTATAAAGTGAATAAAAAAAAAAAAATAAACGACTCGGATAACCAATATTATTTCAATACGTTTGGGATTTTACCATTGGAATTGCTACCCGCCTCCTATATACCCTTCAATTATAAGAACTTCGAAATGAACTTGGATAGATTATCGAAGGGCGAGATATTTTACGAAGAAGACTATAAGAAGATATTCGTAGATTACGATACTGTCAAGAAGGAGACGACAAAGGATACGATACCGAATAATTACATCAACGACACCGATTTAAAGGACTATTTAACCTATTGCCTGAAAGATAAATTGAGCGACCCGAAAGCGATTTTTAACGCGTATAATACACAGCGGATGACGGGACACGTTATGGTATTGTGGTTTTTTAGTATTATAATGATGCTCTTTGTGGTATATTATTATTACCGCGATATATACTCCTATATACTCTTGGGTATCACGATACTCCTCGTGTTTGTAGCGATTGTTTGGAAGATGATATATATACTTAATATAGACTAAGGACTAAGGCTAAGGACTTAGACAATTTTTATTATCTATAATACGATTAAGGAAGCCTACATATAATGAATAAGGAAGCATTAAAATCCATTTACGCATACAATACGCTTTTTAACAATTCGAGCGGTAGTATTAATACGGACGGCGATATTAAATTGAATACGCATTTGATAAGCGATTTTGATTTACAGAACTTCAATCCCAAACGTTTCGAGTATTATACGACATTATTAAAAATGTTTGATAATGACCCCGAAACATTGACAAATGTGCTAAATAAATATTATAGCGTAAAGAGCCTCAAAGCGAAGGAACGGAAACTAATTCGAGAAATCAACGATTATCAAAATAAAATCAACAAGAGAACTGTCGGCGGAGCAATAGGTGGTGGCGGTGATATGAAGGTAGATATACAGGAATTAGAAGTTTTGTATGAAAAACACCTGCAAAAGCCAGAGACACAGGAACAAACTGCGTCCAGCATCCCAACAACGCCCAGTGCTAAATCGTCTTCTAAATCCCTACTACAACAAACACCATCACAATCAGTATCAAAAAAGCCCAGTAAATTTTCTAATGCGATTAAAGTATTTAATAAAGCAATAAAAGGGTTTGAGGAAGAGACACAAAAAACAAAGGAAGTGATAGACGAGTTCGAAGAAAGCATCAATAACTTTGAACAAACTATAAATAATCAGTCAGGTGGTAGTGGTGGGATAGATGTAGATACTTTTATAAATAATATGAAAATAAAGAAAACAAAGAAAGGTGATAACGACAGAATACAGATACCAGAAGAAATATTGGATAAGGCAAGAGGTATTATAAAAGAGGCAAGAAAAGAGGTTAAATCAGCAAGAAAAGTTTTGAAAGAGGCAACAAAAGAATCAGACCCCAATGTGGCAGGGGGTTTAAAAGCACAAGTTTTCAATGCGAAGGGAGTATCTACAATAGTTAAAGAACAATTAAAACTTAAAATAAATGAATCAAAAACTACTACACAAGAATACGTGAAAGAAGCGACAATAATATCGGCGAAAGCGTTGGCATTAGAAGCATACGCGAAAGAATATGCTGCGTTTGCCAATCTTCAAGTAAAAAATATTGAAAAATACTTACAAAAATATGATGCTTATTTAGCGTCATTACCACCAGATACAAGAAATAAGGCTACCGCGTATGATACCACAATATCATCTCTTATAAAAGCAAATATAGCATACCATAAAATAAAAGTATATGACACATTTAAAGAGAGAGACATATTATTAGAAAAATTTACAAAATTAACACAAGGACAAACACAAGGACAAACACAAGTAAAAGCAATAGAAAAAGAAGTTAAAAATGTGGCTGACTTAAATGATATACGAGGATTAAAAGTTCGACCCCTCGAAATTAAATTAGGAGAGCAAGTCAATGAAGACGTAGAAGAAGCAAAACAAGAACAACAAAATATAATAGAGATAGCATTAAAATATGATACAAAATATAAAAAAATATGGGCTATTCAAAGTGTCCAATTAAATGCAAAATATAATATGAACTTAGCAAAACAAGAACTCAATAAAGTAAAAGCAGCCGTAAATAATGCGTCAAAAAAAACAGAAGAAGTGAAAGAATTAATCGAAAAAATGAAAGAAGAAGAAAGGAAAGTAAAGAAATTAAAGAAAGAAGACATGATAGGACACGTATTGGCAAAGAAGGCAAAAGAAAAAGCACGAGAAATTATTGTAAAACTGAGAGAATTAATAGACTATGTAGAAGCAGAAAAAATATATGCGTATGATTGTGTTCATATTGTAACTACTTATTATACAGATATATTTGATAAAAACACAGCATTATTATTAATTAGAAATTTTCTTAATGACGCAAAAGCAGAAGCAGCAAAAGCAGAAGCAGAAGCAGAAGCAGAAGCAGCAAAAGAAGAAACAGATAATTCTTCTTCGTCTTCGTCTTCGTCTTTGTCTTCATCACGAAGAATTGCGTCCCGTGTAATACGACAGGGAACTTTTAGTGGTAATGGCGGAGCAAGTCCAGAGGAGAAATATAGCGACGATACATTAAAGGCTCAGTATTTAGACAAGTCGCGTTATCGTTCTATTTCCCCTCGAATGAAGCAAGAGTTCAGGGACGTGAGAGACTCGAATAAAGGCAATGTAGTTCGCATCAAGACCGACAACAAGATAGACCAACTGTCGAATGATATCGACATATACAATGCGTTATCCGTCGAGGATAGGGAGGATAACGCCGAGAACATCATTAAGAAAATAAAGGATTTTGAGAATGACCCGCAAAATCCCTTGGAAGAGTTGGAGATAACCTTAGACGACCGAATCGTATTCATTATCGCAACCTTTTTTATCCGATATATCACCTTGCTTATGGTTCAGTGGTGTATCGATATCAATATTATAACCTCCTTCTACGAAGGGTTCATATATTACGCTATCATATACATCATATTATTTTGGTTTGTCGTGTTATTCATCAATATCGACAATAGTTATGACGTGAAATATATGAACTTCAATGGGATTATAAATAGCATTCGCTCGTTATTTTACTATTTTTATATGGGAACGAATGGGATTTCGCGGTTATTAATCCACACATCACTTATCATCTTGTTAATCGTCATACCTATCATATTGAATATCAAGAAGAAGCCTGAGTTCAAGGACGAGGCGAACGACGAGCCTGTCGCAAACGTGAAGATATTAACCTACGACGAGCGTAAGCAACTCTCAAAGACGCTTACGCTATTCACTATGTTCATTTGGCTATTCACAAGTATAATCGCGACAAAGTTTTAGAATATATATATCTCTAATTATTTTAGATGGATGGATAACTTACGCTATATATCTTTACAATATATCAAGGGGGATAATTATGAAAAAATACAATGCTTCAAGTATGAAGAAACGTTGGAATTATTGGATATGATTAAAAAGGAGCAGGATTATTCGAAACCGACATTCGACGCATTAGAGGAGATTATGGAAGAAGAGAAGTGTCCGATTGGAGAGAGTTTTTTGAATGACTTGGTAAATTATTATAATTTCAAAGATATCAAAGAGGCAATCGAAGATATTAAAAGGGAAATCGAATATACTGGTTATGATAGCAAAAATGGAGATACCCGAACGGAACTAATAAAGAGTTTAAATGATTTAATAAAAGGTGTAGAGGGAATCGGCAGTGGCAAAGTAGTAAATATAGGAGGGGAGATAGATAAAACTAATGTCATCGTTGGTAATAGAGATGCATTTTTTGATTTTAATCGGGTTTTTAAAAAAATTAAAAAAAAATATATTACAGACGTATCAAAAATATATACCACGTTCAAAGAAAATGCTTCTAAATACGAGTTGGAGTTTGAAGCGGATTTAACAGCAAATAGAGGAAACGATACTGTCGCAGCATATAAGGCTGAGATAGATAAGTTCTCAGATTTTCTCATAGACCATCCGTATAATGGTGATACAGAGAATTTAAAAAAAGGATTAATAGACATTATAAAATATGTCTTAAAACAAAAAGAAGGAACGAAAGAGCATCTGTTAATATACTTGAACCTCTTGAAGGTTGTTTTATTATACGAGGATAGTCTCGATGCCATTATGGAGTTATTTAACAAATATATCAAAATATGTAAGAGGAATATTGGTAAATACGATGACTTATTCAGTAAGAACGACATCAGTAATATCGATGACGCGTTTATGATTAAATCCTATGCCACGTTTTTACATAAATTAGAAACATTAAAAAAGAACTTGGAAGGCAAAGACAAGACGAAATTAGAGAGGGCTTTGAAAAACGCATTAGAACGGTTGTTTGATTTGTATGGCATCAATGACACAGAGGCAATCATAAATGACCCGAAAAGTCATTTTTACGACCGTCTCTTACTCTAACTTATTTTTATACTTTTATAAAACATAATAAAAAAAATGGAGGATGGAGGGCAATTTAATTGGAATAGGCAAGTCCGCCCATACCCGAGAGGATGCGAAGAACGTTGTAATTCACCGCGTATATGCTGATGACACCAGTAATGCTCGATGAAAGCGAAAGCACCGCAGTATCGATACGGGACATATTGAGCGTTCCACTGGGTTGATGCTCCTCGGGTTTGAGGGCGAAAGAATAGACGTTGATACCTTGATGGAACTTGTCGGGGGTATTCTCGTGGTGCTGATAAGGTTGGACGAGGGAGAAATAATCACCCTTGCGAGTCGCGAAACGGTCATTGCCGTTAAGCATTATCTTAGCACTCGTGACAGGGTTGGTGGAATCGAGGTGGTCGTTGTTATGTAGCCCGTTTCCAGCAGATGAGTAGTTGTTCCAATACACATCCGCAGTGGTATCCTTGATAGTCCAGACGAGTTCCTTACACGGGTGATTGAAGTTCATACGGATGCTCTTCATTGACTCGCCAGAGGAAGTGATAGAGTCCGCACCGGTAAATTGGAGTTGCTCGATTAAATACTCGTGCGACAGTTGAGCGAATCGGCGACGTTCATCAGTATCAAGGAATATATAATCTACCCACAGAGTTGCCTTTTCTAATTTAAGAGTTAAATTATTAGAAAGAGAACCGTTAGGGGTAGTAGTTCCAGTAGTTTTTAATTCTTCAACGAGAGTGAAGTTCTTAGCACCAGTGTCCTTCATTAATGCCTCGTTCTCATACTCGATGTTGATTTTAACTTCGTGGTATTGGAGAGCGATTAAAGGAAGGGCGAGTCCGACGTTGCGACAGAACCAGAACTCGAGAGGAACATACAGTTCATAACTTTCGCCTTGGACGAGTTTGGTTGCGATATTGCGTCCGTTTGCACCGACCATCACGTTGTAGCCGTTGCGTTTTCCGATAGGGAGGGAAAGTTCGTTCCATATGTATAGCCATTCGGAGTAATGCTTATCGATGCGTTGTCCGCCAATCTCGAGTTCAATCGTCTTTAACAGTTTATGTCCGAAGTTAGGAACAAGAGCAACCGCGTCGGTGGAGGTAGCACTTGTAGGAGCAGTGATTACACCGTAGAAATATACACGATGGATTAAATCACCGTTGCGGGTGATTTGAAAACTCACGCGAGAACCGAGAGAATTACTGCCAGTAGGTGTTTGCTCGATAGCCTCAATCGCGAAGTTGGTGTGGCGACGATAGACAACCTTGAAGAAGGTAATTTGAGGATTACCAGTTAAATAAACATCCTGTGCTCCGTATGCTACTAATTGAAGAAGACCACCACCCATTTACGCTATATTCTTTATACTATTAGAGGAGAAAAAAAAAAGGCAATTCAATACATTCATACATCGAGATATATTGATATATTGATATATATAATTTAATTGGAATAGGCAAGACCACCCATACCCGAGAGGATACGGAGGACGTTGTAATTGACCGCATACACATTTAAAGTGGTGTCAGTAGTTAAGCCAGACTGGAAGTCAATGGAAATAGTGGCAGTATCAATACGGGACATATTGAGAGTTCCACTGGGTTGATGCTCCTCGGGTTTAAGGGCGAAAGAATAGACATTGATACCCGCGTTCGCTGGGATATTCTCGTGATGCTGGAAGGGTTGAACGAGATTGAAGTATGACCCTGGGCGTACTGAGAAACGGTCGTTGCCATTTAGTATAAGTTTGGCAGTAGCGACAGTATTTAAAGAACCAATTGCCTTATTGTGCAGTGCGTTCAGGTTATAATAGTAAGGGAGGGACGCGACAGCATCATTGGTAGTCGTGTAGTTGAACCAATTGTTATTGGTAAGTTGTTGGGTAGTAGTCGCCTTCTTGTTCGCGAACCACACAAGTTCCTTACACGGGTGATTGAAGGAAAGTTTAGAGTTTAACTTGGCAGACGAAACAGACTCCGAACCCGTGAATTGAAGTTGTTCTATTAAATACTCGTGCGACAGTTGAGCGAAACGACGGCGTTCATCGGTGTCGAGGAATACATAATCGACCCACAGTGTCGCGACAGGGAATGCGGAAAGGACGTCCGCAGAACCACGGCATAACTCGGCAGTCTCGAACTGGATGTTGATTTTCACCTCGTGGTATTGGAGAGCGATTAAAGGAAGAGCGAGACCGACGTTGCGACAGAACCAGAATTCGAGGGGGATATAAAGAGTCTTGCCACTGTAACCAACCCCACCCGACGCTCCTACCATCTTATTGTAGCCATCACGCTTTGACTTTGGTAGCGAAAGTTCGTTCCATACATACATCCAATGCGAATAATGCTTGTCTATCTTTTGACCACCGATTTCAATTTCGACATAGTTGATGACGCGAAGCCCATAGAAAGCACAAAGGGAGGTTGCGTCAGGAACTTTCAGGGAAAGATACATACGATGGACTAAATCGCCATTACGAGATATTTGGCACGTTACGCGATTGCCATACCCGGGGGTTCCGTTGAAGGTTTGTCCAATAGCCTCAATCGCGAAGTTGGTGTGGCGACGATAGACAACCTTGAAGAAGGTAATTTGAGGATTACCAGTTAAATAAACATCCTGTGCTCCGTATGCTACTAATTGAAGAAGACCACCACCCATTTACGCTATATTCTTTATACTATTAGAGGAGAAAAAAAAAAGGCAATTCATTCATACATCGCATATTACATTAATGACATTAATGAATGCGATTAATCCGATTAATCCGTTTAATGCGATTTAATTGGAATAGGCAAGTCCGCCCATACCCGAGAGGATGCGGAGAACGTTGTAATTCACAGCGTATATGTTGATACCATCGTAAGTTAGGGCAGGTGTGCCTGTGAATGACGTAGTTATCGCCTTGGTGGTAACCATCAGCGTTGCGGTATCAATACGGGACATATTGAGAGTTCCACTGGGTTGATGGTCTTCGGGTTTGAGGGCGAACGAATACACGTTGATACCGGGGTTATTCGGTATATTGGTGTGATGTTGATAGGGTTGGACTAATGAGAAATAAGCACCATCCCGAACACTGAAACGGTCGTTGCCATTTAATTGAAGTATAGCGTCGGTGAAAGGCGATGAAGCACCAATGGTAGTATTGGCGGCATTGCCATTGACAAAGTTGAAACCAACCATATAATTCGAAGAATTATAATCGGTAATAAATTCGGCTAAGGATGCATTTGGGTCAACTTCGGCAACTAATGCGGAAGTTAAATCGACAATATCAGTATCCGTGTAGTTATACCAAGAAGCCTTACGAGAATAGTTGTTCGGCTTAGCGACCCAAATAAGTTCCTTACAGGGGTGATTGAAGTTGAGTTTAACACGGTTGGTGGAACCGCCATTCAGGGTTTCAGTTCCGGTGAATTGAAGTTGCTCTATTAAATACTCGTGCGACAGTTGGGCGAAACGACGGCGTTCGTCGGTATCGAGGAATATGTAATCAACCCACAGAGACATATCGGTTATGTTGGCGACAGTTCCGGTAGTTGAGGTAGTATATGCCTCGGATGTCGAGACAGTTCCAGTCGCCGCTTGTAAATCGATAAGGCAGTTAGCCTTCGTCTCGAAATCAATCTTGATTTTAACCTCGTGGTATTGAAGAGCGATTAAAGGAAGGGCGAGACCGACGTTGCGACAGAACCAGAATTCGAGGGGGATATAAAGGGTGGTGTTGTTGAACGAGGTGATATCCTTGTCGGCACCGACCATAGTGTCATAACCGTATCGCTTACCACGGGGAAGGGAGAGTTCATTCCAGATATACAGCCAGTCCGAATAGTGCTTATCGATTTGTTGTCCGCCAATCTCGATGAGAACGGATTTAATGAGGCGAAGCCCTACGTAATTGACATATCTCGCACCGGTAGCCAAAGTCGGGATGCCAGTGATTTTGGGTAATTCGACTTGGAGATAGACACGATTGATTAAATCACCGTTGCGAGATATTTGGCAATTTACAGTCTGTCCGTATCCAACAGTTCCACTGAATGTTTGTTGAATAGCCTCAATCGCGAAGTTGGTGTGGCGACGATAGACAACCTTGAAGAAGGTAATTTGAGGATTACCAGTTAAATAAACATCCTGTGCTCCGTATGCTACTAATTGAAGAAGACCACCACCCATT